TGCTGGTATTCCTTGCTGTTCTTGTATGAGGTGAGCTTGTCTCTCGTTGCCTTCAGCTGTTCGGTGGTCTGTCGGTCGAGGTTGTTGAATACTGCATCCCAATCAATGGATTTTTTCAGTTCCTCAAGGTAAACGCTTTGTATGTTCTCTTCGAGGGCTTTCGTTGCCTGCTCTCGCTTGTGTTCGTAACGCTGGACGAGGTCTTTATCTCCGAGCTTAGCTGCTTCGTCCCTCAGTTTGGTCAGCTGGGCGATATCGTCCGTGATTGCCTTTCGGGTCTTCTCTGCCTTCTCGTTCTCGTCATCGTATTTCTCGAGCAATGCCTTGATCAGGTCGTCCCTCTGTTGTGCGGTGTTGCTGTCGAGCGAGGTGCGCTTGGCTGTGATTCCAGCCTTTTCCTCGTCTGTCAGCTTTATGTTCTTCTGCTGCCCTGTGGCATAGAACCCTCGTTTCTCATTCTTCGGGTCTGCATCCCACAAGGTCTTTGCATGGTCTATCTTGGCTTGGAGCAATGCCTTCTCTTCCTTGTCGAGCGCATCCTGCTCCTTCTTGTAGTTGATGTCGAGCTGGGCGAGTTTCTTAGCCTCGCCTTCCTTCATCGCATCCACGATGGCTTGTGCCTGCAGTAGCTCGTTGTCGGTCTTCTGCTGGGTGCTCTGCTGCTCGTACTTGTAGTTTTCCTCTGCCTTCTTCTCGTCTGCCTTGGCTTGCTCCTTGGCGGCTTTCTCGGCTTCGGTTTGTTGCTTCTTGGCGGCTGATGTTCTCTGTTGGTGGGTGGAGACTTGTCGGGATGCCTTGTGTTCCTGCGCTTCTTTGATTAGGTCTTCTTGCGCCTTCCACTCCTTGGTTCCCTTCTTGTCATCTCCCATTTCGTCGAGTTTCGCCTGTGCGTCCTTGGCTTGTTTGTCCCAGTCGCTGGCGTTGTATGTCTTCTTGCTCTTGCCCCTGGCTGTCTTGATACCCTGGGCGGTTGTGAGCATGCTCAATATGTCGCTTTGGCTGTAGGCGTAGTTTCCGAATCCCTTCATTTTGAACGTGACGTTCTTGCCTGTTGCCTTGCCTTTCTCCAACTGCTTGATGAGGTTGTTGAGCTGGGTGTTGTTTAGATTCTTGAATCCCTCTGCGAGCTTATTGGCTTGTTGGGTGGTGGCGGTCTTCCCAGCCTGTTGGCGGTAGCTGCGTCCTTTGCCTTGGTAGAATGCTATCATGTCGGATAGGCTCGCTGTTATTCGGCTCGTCCATCCGTTCTGCTTGTAGTAGTATTCCTTGGCTTCATCGATTTGTTTTCTTTCCTGCTCTGTGAATGGATTCTTCGTGCTTCCGATGTTTTGGAGTTGTCTCCTTCGTGCCATTTTCAGTATGGCTGCATATCGCTCGTTGAGCGACGCTTGCTGGTTGTAGCCTTTTATTGTTTTCTGTCCATCTATATCTGCGATTTCTCGCTTTAGCTTGACGATGTTCTTTAGGTGTCCCTCTTCGTCAATGTATTTTCTGATGATGGCAGGGTATCTCTGTATGAGGAGGTTCAGTGCCTTGCGTCTATCATTAGTGGCGGTTCCGTCCTTTTGGGCATTCTCTATGGCGGTTTCCGTCTCCTGGTTGTATTCCTCCTGCTTCTGCTTGCCTGCCTCGATTTCCTCGTTGAATGATTTCTGTGCTCTCTCGTCAGCAGTCAGTCCGTCCTGGCAGGCTACCAATGTACCGATGAGCACCCCGAGTGCCGTGGCTGCTGCCACGTATGGATTGGAGAGCATCGTAGCGTTGAGCAAGGCTTGCGCCTTCTGCGTGAGCAGGATTTGCGCCCTTGCCGCAATCATTGTGATGCTGTGTCCCTTCTCTGCCACGGTCGCCACCATGACCGCAGCCCTGTATGTTCCGTAGGTGGTGATTAAGCCCATTATGATTTGTCCCACCTGCTTGTAGTTGGCGATGAGCTTCTGCGCTGCGTCGATGCTGTCAACAATGAAGCCTTCCTGTGCCTCGCCTATGTCGTTGAGCATATACTGCCATGCTCCCTCCAGATTGGAGAGCGCACCCTTCATTGTCTTGCTCTGCTGCTCCAGCATTCCGTTGAACTGACCACCTTCGCTGGCTGCTGCGTGGAACGCCTCCTGCACCATCTTGGTGCTGATGGCTCCCTTCGACATCTCGTCCTTCAGCTCTCCGATGCTCTTGCCTGTCTTCTCGCTGATAACCTGCAATGGGTTGAAGCCTGCGTTAATCATCTGCAGCAAGTCCTGTCCCATCAGCTTGCCCGTTGCGCTCATCTGGGAAAAGGCGAGGGTGAGGCTCTTGAACTTCTCGCTGTCGCCCATGGAGATGTCACCGATTGCTTTCAAGTGCTCCATGACCTCCTGCGCTGGTATGTTGAAGGCGAGCATTGTCTGCGCTCCCTGTGCGAGGTCGTTCATAATCATTGGGGTGCGCAGCTCGTATTCCTTCAGTTGCTCGAAGAGCTCGTTTCCCATCTGCTCTCCTGCGAGATTCTTGAAGGAAACGTGCAGGCTCTCCATCTCGCTTCTGATGCTGATGACCTTGCTCTCGAACTCGGCTAACTTCTGAATGGAAAAGTACGCAGTAACGCCTGCGGCTATCTTCTTGAGGCTTGCGTCCATCTTCTCCGTCTCGGATTTGGTGGTGTCTCCCATCTCCTTGATTTTGTCGGTCGCTTCCTCTGTCTCGTGCCGTAGGTTCTCTGTGCTAACACTGCCGAATGCAGAGTCTATTTTCTGTCCTATCTCGGTGGCTATCCTGCCGATTGATTGGAATTGCTGCACGACCTTCTCTGCGTCGCTCTGCAATTGTGTATCGTCTATGCCTATCGAGAATCCTTCTCTTCCGTTGTCGAATTCTGCCATTTTTAAATGCTCCTTACGATGGTTTCTTCCTCATCGTCCTTGTCGTTGAAATTATCGGGGTTGTTTGCGTCCTTGGACTCGTCCCATTCCTTGCCTCCAGCCTTGGTGTCCTCATCATCGAATTGTGGGGTAGCGGCTGAGTAAAGCGTGAGGTTCGTCCAGCTGTAGTCGTATAGAATCTTTTCTGTTGTAACTCCGAGGTTCTTCGCCCAGCCTATGATGATTGCCCAGGGGCTGTCTGTCCCACTTCCTTTGTCGCCCTTAGAATGTTTGTTGCGCTTAGGGAAGTGGTAAGACCGAAAAAATCGCCCACCTGCATCTCAAGCAGTCGCTTGGTGATTGCCTCGTTCAGTGTCTGTGGGGATAGTTCCTCGAGAATTCGGTCTGCGATGTAGTCCAGCTCGCTTTTGGTCTTTTTCTCGGTGATGAATCGGAACTTGCGCCAGCTCCATTTCTTGATCTGGGAAATGTTCACCCTGTGGTTCTCCCTTATTCGCTTGGCTCCGAGTACCAGGATGGCGGCTATCCTGCCCAATGCCTTGCAGTCCCTTGCGGTTCTCAGCGTCTCGTTGAGGATGCTCTTCGGTGCTTGGTTGATATCGGGCATGTTGTAGGTTTCCTCGCTGACCATCATCAGCGTTGCTGGTGTCGGTGATGGTATCTCGTAGGTTCTCCCTCCAATCTCCAGCGATGTTGTCTTGCGCTGCAGAATAGTGTCGGTCACCTGCTGTTCCAATGTCTTTTGTTCTTTGTCCATAGCTTAAAAGTGAAAAGAGCAGGAGGATGGCTTTGTGTTGCTTTCTCCTGCTCTTGGTGTTTGGAATATGGGATTATTTCAAAGCCTCGGTTGTCTTGAAACGGGAGTACCAGTAGTTCTGGTCTTCCCCTTTCTCGTTCGGTGTCACACCTGTTGTCTTGAAGATGCCGAAGGTGAGTGTGAGGGCGTTACCATTCTGTTCGTCAAGGGCTGGTGCTACCTTGATGCGGCAAGACGGAGCCTTGATTCCTCTCGCTCCCTTGTTGTGTGGTGTAACTTTAAGACTCTTGTCGCCTGGCACGATGTGGGTCTTCACCTTCTGCTCGCCATCAGCTTCCTTGTCTGCGATGCCGAGTCTCTCGTAAAACTCAGGTGTCGGCTCGATGACGGTTGTCACGAGTTGGAGCGTGCCTTCGTTGTCTTCCTGTGCCACGACCTCCCCACCTGTAGCCTTCATCTGGAGCTGGTCTCCATCGCTGGCTGAGAGTTCGGTGCTCTGGTCTTTGATGACACCGACATCGGTGAGTTCTGTTGCGAATGCATCGTTCTCACCTGTGTCTCCAAACTCAACTTTGCACTTTCCCCATGACATGATAATCTTTCGGTTGGTGTCTGCCATGTCTTGTTTCTCCTTGTTATTTAAATGTTTGCTAACTTAAAATGAATGCCGATGTTCAAAAAATGCTCGCTCTTCCCTGGCACGGCAATCGTTGCCGTAGCTTGGAACAAATCGAAGATGTAGGCGGTGTCGGCTTCATTAAGTGTCTTGACCACCTTGTCGGTCATCATCTCCAGCTCCATCAACCTTGCCTTGTCGGGGACGAGGCTCGTCCCTCCGTTGTCGATGTCGGGTACGTAAATATTGAGCCGTGCCCTGCCTTCCTGGATTTGAGCTGCCGTTGCGTTGGAGACGGTAAGGACTGCGTCCTCGGTGTTCGCATCGATTGGTCGCAGGTCGCTGGGGTAGAATGTTCCATGTATCGTACTTCCCATCAGCTCCTCAAGTGCTGCGTACATCTCCAATTCGATTTGTGTCGTTCCTCTTGCCATAGTTAAGTATCCTTGAATAATCGGTTGAGCATCTCCTTGATTTTCCTCTGCGCCATCTGCTCGCTTGTGTCGAGAACATCGAGGCTCATAGCTTCGACGTATTGGGCGTATGGCATTCCTGCCACCATGAGGAAAGCGATGCCTTTAGTTGGTTGCTTGCTTGCCAGATCATGAAGAAAAGCCACGCCTTGCTTGGCTCCCTCCGTTCCGTCTCCCTTGCCTCCAGCCACGGATTTCCATTCTCCCTCGTGTATAATATTGCCATTGTCGAGGATGCAGTAACCTATGGAGCTGCAAAGGTTTCCTGTCTGGTTCAAGTACTTGTGTCCGCTTCTCGCCTGGGTCAGGCATTCCTCACCGATGTAGAAAAGCTGGACTATCAGTGCCTGTCTCCTTCGCTGTATCTCCTGGTTCATTCTTTTGCGGATGTCGTTTGCCGTGAAGTTGGGTTTTATTGGCATGGTCTATTCTCCTCAGACGGTTATCTGCAATGCGTCCACTGCTTCGAGATAGGTGATGTCCTGCACCTCGAACTCTCCGAGGTCTGTGCCTCGGTTGTCGGTCAGCCTCACTCTTTTGGCGGTGAAGTCCTGCGGTTCGATTAATACCTTGGCTGCAAATTGTGTGAACTTGCCGTCCTGGTATGTGCCTTGATGGTCGCTCTTGTTCTTCGATATGTTGCAAGGTATAGCCTCGCTCTTGGTTTTGTCCACCTTCTGGGGGATGCCGTGAAGCATTCCCCCTTTGGTGGTGTTATCGATAGTAAAAAGAAAGCCATTTTGAATAATCATCAGAAATCCTCCCCGATGTAGCCGCATTGAACGTCGGTTCCTGCCTCGTCCTCTCCCAGCTCTGCGAGCAGGCTGTTCGATTTCTTGGCGAATCTTGAGCGTTCGTCCTCGCTGAACGTGTAGCTGATTCCACCTTGGGTGATGTTCGGTGCTTCGGCAAGGAAGGCGTAGGTCAGTGCCTTCGCTTTCTTGAACTCGTTGCTCGCTCTCGTTTCCTTGGTGATTTCTGCATCTGCGTCCAGCCCTGCCTCATCGATGATGTTGTCAATCGTTGCGGCTGGTATGGGGTAGCTGCTCATTGCTTTGATTGCGTGTCTTGTCTTCATGCTGTCTCTCTGTTACGGGTTAGGCTGTCGCTGCCTCACCATCCGCCCAGGTCTTGTTTGCCGTGTTGAGGAAAACGAGGGACTTGCGGTTGATGAGCGCAGGCTGCACGTATGCCTCTGCCAGCGTGGTCTCCGACTGAGGGTTCACCTCGCTGTATCGGGTAACCTTGAAGAAGGCTCCGTAAACCTGCAAAGCCGAGGTGTTCTGAACCATAGGGACGTTCTTGTAATAAGTCCATCCGAGCTGCAGGGTTGGCGAAAGTGTCACCACGTTCACGTTCCATGGCTTGATAGTCTCCTTGCTGCCGTCCTTGTGCTCTATGGTTACGTAGGTGTCGAGGATGATGATGTGCGGATAGCCTCTCGATGGATTCTCGTTGTAGGCGTTGATTTTCTCCAGAGTAATCATGTCGGCTGTAATCATCGACAGGTCGTTCACCTGTGGGTAGAGTCGCTTGGCGGTCTTCTTCTGTGCGATGAGCTGGTTGAACTTGGACTTCTCCATGAATGCGTAGCGTGGCTTGGTGAGTCCCTGCTTCGCTATCATTTCCTGTGCGTTGGCGAGGTCGAGGAGTCCGTCTGCGTTCTCCTCGTCATCCCAAGTCACCGCCTCGATGGTTGTCTTGCCGTCCTTGCTCTTCTTGTTGGAGATTGATACTCCGATGAAGTTGGCTTTAGGAACGTTGAAGTCGATGGTGTCCTGTGTCGCCATGTCGCCCTCAATCTTCGCTGGGAAGGTCTGCACACCGCTGGATGCGATTCTCATGCAGTCCAGCTCCACCTTGTAGTCCATTGCCTTGCGGACGAAGGTCACGTCATCGTAAACCAAGTTAACGAGTTCCTGCTTCTCCTGCTGGTTCTCGGTTGCGGTGTTGGCGAGTGTCTGTGCGTCGAGGTATTCGTTAATCTCCACCTCGTCCTTGTCACGGCTCACTGCGTACTTGCTCAGCTTGCCGCTCCAAGTACCGACCTTCTGACGTGTCTTCTTTGGAGCCTTGGTGTTGAATGCGACTCTGTCCGCTGCCACAGGGATTCCCTCGTCTCCCTCCAGACCCTTCAAGTCGAACTTTCGGGTGTACTTGAGTGGGAAAAGAGTAGCCCATGCGAGACCTGTTCCTGGCTGGAACTTGTTGACGGTCGCCTGCATTCCAGGGATGTCAATGTCGAATAATGGTGATTCCATTGTTTCTTGTCTCCTTTGTTGTTAATAAAATTAATCGAGCGTGATGCCCTTCATCAAATCCACGACCTCTGCTGCGACAGGTGCTGTCTCCTTGCGGAGGCTTGCGCCTCGAATAAGTCGAGCCTCGAAGTCGCCCTCTCCAGCCTTGACGAATGTGCCGAGGATGTATTCGGGCTTGTAGATTGGCGCAGCCGTTGCTGTGCTTCCGTCCGCTGCCTCGGCTGCTTGGAAGAGGACGGTGTCCTGGGCGATAGCCACGCCCAAGGTGACGGTCACCACGTCATAGTCCTGGCTGGTTTCGGTGTCTACCTTGGTGCAGGCGACACCCACCTTGCCATGGGCGATAACGTCTCCTTTCTTGATACCACTGCCCTTGGCTATCTTGATAGTGGTGTCAGCTGTCTTCACCTCTGTAATGAGGCGGTATCCCTTGATTGGGACAAAGAGTCCGCTTGCGTCCTGTCCCATTGCGAGACCCTTGTGCAAGTCGAACTCTGGGTTCTTGACGAGACCGCCTCCTGGCTTCTCCGTGACGATGGTCTCGAAGACGATAGGATCAGGTCGGTCTGCGTCTGTGTGCTTGAACATGCGGTTCATTGCTTTTTCCCTTTAAATGGTTAAACTTTGCTACTGCGCAGGAGGTGCTGGTGTCGTTGGTGCGCCCTGGCTCAGTCCGATGATGACTGGCGATGCTGCCTGCTGCTCTCTCATTGCCTCTGCGTTGAGGTATGCCGTGACTGCTGGGTCTGCCTGCTCGCCTGGCTTGCGTCGGGTACCACCGAGCGGTGGCGTGTTGGTTGCACCTGCTGCCTTCTCCGTCTTGATGTCATCCTCGATAAACGGCTTCTGGCTGTCGAGCCATCCGTTGAAGTCCTCATCGTCCTTGAATGACAGGCGGTCGTAGTTGCGCATGTAGCGTTCCTTCAATTTGTCGGATGCCTCTTCAAACAAAGCCTCAAACTGCTGCTTGCGCTGGTTGCCGAGCTTCTCGGTCTTGAATCCGTTGAGCTCGTTGCGCAGCTGCTCGTTGTCTGCCTTAATCTCTTTGAGCATCTTCATCACCTCGCTGTCTTCCCCTCCTGTTGGCTGGTTTGTCGGGCTTGGTGTGTTCTTTGGTGCTGGTTCGTCGGTAGGCTTGCCGTCCTTCAACTTGTACTTTTTCTCGTAGTTGGTTACGGCTGTCTTCTGAGCCTCGTCGGCTCTTCTGTCGCCCTCGCTCTCCAGGATGGATTGGAAGGTCACCCCATCAACGACGGTTTTCACTTCCTCTTCCTTGGTTGTCGTCTCAGCCTTTTTCTTGGCTATCCGCTCTAAAATCTTGGCATCAACCCCAGGAAACTTGGTTTTGAGTGCCTTTAAAATCTCTTCGAACATAAAATTATGCTTTGGTTATACAAATTTGTAACGCTGCAAAAATAGCTTTTTTTCTTAAAAGTGATTACGATATAATCATTTATTTAACGTAAATTAAAGCTAAATTCGCAAATTATAGGGATTTTCCCTTTGCAATCTCCGACTTTTTTCGTAAGTTTGCCGCAAAAACTAAACTTTTATGAAAGTTTCAAAGACGATACGTAGCTTCGTTAGCGAGAACCTTGGTTCTGCTTATTCCGTCTCCTTTGTTGGGGAGAAGGAGGGGGAATCTTGCTATTGTGCAGCCGTTGCCAATAGCAAGACTGGCTTCCCTGTTGCTCTTGTCCTGTCTTCAAATGGGGAAATTACCGAGTTTAAAGGTTTTATCGCCCTTGATGTAATTTCAGCGTTTAAGGAAAATTGAAATGTATTTTAAATTAAGCAATTTGTCGCTTATCTTTATCGCTCCATCTTTTAAAATAGGGTCTTTCCTCATTTTTTCGCAAAGGTATTTTATGTCCTTTTCCTCGAATCCGCTTCCGTCGGAGTTGTCTTCCTGCGGCTCTATGTACTTAAGGCTTCCATCGTTGAATCGTTTAACGATTGTGCAATGCCCACCTCTTGGTTCCCAGCTTAGACCGACCTCGTATGTTCCTTCTTCTTTGCAAACGTCGTCGAAGTATTGGAGGTATCTTTGCTGCGTCATGTGTTTCCAGCTTGGGTGTGCTTTTAGGTAGTCCTTGAAGCTGGTTATGCTTACTGCTGACCCGTCTTTCTCTGTCCATGTCTCCAGCCAATTATCGCCCTTGCTGAGATAGTTGGATAAGTCTCCCAATGCCTTGGTGTTTCCCTTTGCATAAATATTGAAACCCCATTCTCTCAGAGCGTAGGCTGGAGCACAAGTTTGGCAGTTTATATCGTATGGCTCGTGCTTGGCTTTGTTGTATAATGGGTTTTTGCTTACATGAATCTTTGTCCCAGACAATACCCATTTTGAGTTTTTATCCACAATGTATTCGTTCACATGCAATGGGTTTGCGCTCTGTTTGTCAGCTTCCTCGTAGGTCATAGGTCTTCCCTTTTTGATTCCGAGTCTCTTTTCGATGTCCTTCATGTTGGCGATTTGTTCTTTGCTGAAGCTACCCCATACTTGGATGTCCCATTCGTTCTGTGCCTTCACGCCCTTCTCGAATTTAACAAACAATGCCTCGACCTCTTCCACAGATGCATTCTTGCCTATGGCATTGCGCAGGGCTATCTGTCTCTTTGCCAATGCAGGGAGTGCCTGTCCTTGGCTATAGGCGAGGGTCTTCATTAACTTATCGCATTTCTCGTCATAAAAGTCGAGTCTTCTTTCTGTCCATGCGTCTTGGATGTCTACCACCTGCTCCTTTGTTCTCGCTGCGTGTCTCTTGGCAGCGTTCTCAATGATGATATCGTGCTTCGTCTTTGCTGGTTTCGTTTCTTGATCAGGAGTTTTGCCTTCCCATCTCAGCCCCTTGGTTGGGTCTCCGTCCTTGAAGTTGTCCTTGATGAAGTAGGGCATGGACTTGGCTTTGGCTATTCGGCTCTCGTTGTCCTTCATCCACTTGGTGAACTCGGTTGGCATCTGCTCGACCTTGCCAGTGAATTGCCAATCGCTCACGTCTTCGCCAGCAATGAGAGCCTTGATGTATGCGTCCATTTCCTCCTGCTTGGCGAGGATGGAAACTGCATAACATCTGCACCATGGATGCCATCCTGTGAACTTGAAGTCCTTTGGAAAGCGTTTTCCGTCGAATAGGTCGCAGATGTCCTCTGTCGGGTGGTTGTTGCTGATATGGATTTCGATACCGATAACAAAAGGGAGAGCCTGCCATCTGGTGTGGTCGGCTGTCCTGTATGCCATGTTGTTCTCGGTCGCTGTCATTCGGAGGGCGTTCTTGTAGCTGGAGCGGTAAACGCCACGCCCTGGGTGATATGCGGCAGCAGCCTTGGAGAGGCGCAAGGCTCCGCTCTTGTCTCGCACCCTTCTGAACAGCTTGCTTGGCTCCTTAAGGTATTTGCGGATATCGCGACTCAGCTCGGCTGCGCTCTTGCCTTCGCCCATTCCGAGTTCGAGGGCGAGTTCCATTTCATCCTTGAACTGCTGGGTGAGGTTCCAGACCCTCCTGCTGAGTCCCATTCCTGCCTCCTTGCGTGCGATGAACGCATTGAGTGCCTCCAGGTGTGGGTGCTTCCACGCCTGTATGGTCTGCTTTGGTAGCTTCGCCTTGCCGATGACCGATTCCACCATTGCGTCGTTCTTGGTGTTGGCGAGAGTCCAGCTTTCCTCGTCCCCATCCTCGATGTTCGTCTGCAGGCTGGAGTAGAGGTCTTGCATGAGTGCGTCCATCTCCCTCTTCAAGGCTGGGAAGTCCTCGAAGTGGAACTCTTTATCTTTGTCTGCGTCAAAAAGGGATGGCGCAGCCGCTTGCGTCATTCGCTTTACGGCTGCGTCGTATAGGTTGCTCACCTTCTTGGCTCTCTTGGCGAGGTTCTGCTTATGCTTCTCGTCGTATGTTGCAATGGTGATTCTTGTTGGCATTGTTCAATCCTTTACATAGTTGGTTCGTTGGAGAAGGCATCGGCTGCTGCGTTCTCCTCGTCTATGATTCTCTGCTCCTCCTCGTCCACCTCTTCCTCTGGCACGATGTTGATTTCACGTATGGCTGTGCGTCTCGATACGATAGGCTTGCCTCCTGATGCGTCGCTCATGTCCTTGATTTGCTGGCTTCGGTCGTTGATTTGGAACGGAATTATTTTGTTCTCCACCATGAGGGTGTCGAAGGCTGTTGCGAGTTCGGGGAACATCTGCCTGCAGAATGCTCGTATCACGTTCACCTCCCTGTCGAAAAACTCCAGCCAATCGCCCGACTCGTCCGTGACCTTCATCTGGCAATCGATGAAGAGCATCTTGCGTGCCTCTCCGCTCATTGGTGTCGCCTTCATCTGCTCCATGCTCATGTCGGGGAGCTGGAGGCTGGTGTGGATGTTGCGTCTGAGTTCCTCGGTTTGGAGTTTCAAGGCATCGGTTGCCTGGTTCCACGTTGCGTATTCAGCCTTGTCCTTTTGTCCGTATCGGAGGACGTTGCGCCCTGCGTTGTCATCGACAGGCTCCTGCTTCTTGTTCTTCGGTGCGGTCACCTGCTGGCTGTCCGAGTAGATTACCCAGGTTGGTCGGCTGTTCTTGCGCAGGTAGTTGCCCTGTCTGCTGACCGTCCACTCCAGCTCGTAGCCGTTGTCGCTCTGGTCTTCCCATATCGGGAGGTCTCGGTGGATGTAGATGCCTGCAATCTTTCCGATGTTGATAGGCTCTGGCTCCATGTCTTCCTCCCATCCGTTGCCGTCCCTGCTGACCCAGCGGTAATGGAAGGCATCGGTGTAGGTGTCGAAGTAGGTGAGCTGCTCCATTCCCTTCTTTCGGCTGTATTGGACGCTGAGGGCTATCATGTCATCGTATTCATCGAAAAGTGGGTACAGGATGTCTCCGTCCATCGGGGAGAAGACCCTGCAGCGGAGCTTTAGCTTGCTCTTGTGCCCTGCGTAGATGGTGTCCTGCTCCTGGGCAAACCAAATTGTCACCATCTCGCAGCTTGCAAAGAGCTTGTGCGCTCGCTTTAGGTTCAGCGCATTGATTCGGTTGCGCTTGAAGATTGCCTCCATGATGTCCGCAGCCTGCTTCTCATCATCCGTCTTGGTGGTGTACTTTCTCTTCGTCGGGATTGTGAACATGAGTTCCTTCATTCGCTTCACCGCCTGCTTCTGTATGCTGTAGGTGATTCTGGTCATCTTCTCCACCTTGCCCTTGCGCACCTTGTCTCGGTAGTGGCGGTCGGTGTACACTGGGTGTTCCTTTGGCTCGTACTCCTTGCGCAATTTACCCCAAGGGATGACATCGAGGCTCTTCTGCTTCAAGTCGTCGATGATTTGCGCTGGCATTCTGTTCTGTCTGTCGATAATCTCATTGATTTCTGGCATTGCTTGTTTCTCCTTATGCTTGGTGTTATTAATAAATCTCATCCTCGATTTCTTCCTCTTCCTCGTCGGTGATCTGGGCGCAGGTAATCACTCCGAAACGCTCCACCACGCCTGTCGTGCAGTCGGGCGCATCGTCGTGCTCGTTTCCTCCCTCCTTGCGGTAGGACTTCATTGCGTTGTGGTAATGTGGGAACAATAGCTCCCATCCTGCTGGGAAGAATACCATGTTCATTACCTTCGAGCTATTGATGAAGATTCGTGTCTGCTTGTTGGCGGTCTGGGCGAGGTCTATGAAGACCATTATCCAATTTCCGAGGGTGCGGACGAGCTTCTCCACGTTCCTTCTGAACCCTCGACCTCCGTTGTTGCTCTCTACCACGACCTCCTCGGTTTGGTTCTTCACCAGCATCCTCGCCACGGCAGGCTCCGTGAACTCCATGCTCTTGTTGGTGAAGAGGATGTCGGTGACGTAGCATCCGCTCTCGTATTCGTCGTAGCAAATGGCGCAGAGCCAGTCGGCTCCTGTGTCCGCTGTGTCGATGTAGCACTTGCGCCTTGGCAGGTGCGCCTCTATCGGGAGGGTGTCGTATGTCTTGAAGTGGGAGTACATCAAACCCTCGATAGGTGTCGGGTTCTGCATGTACTGCGTCTCGAAGACAAAGGAGTTGGCGAGGCGTATCTTCTCCAATTCCTGCAGCGTGTGCTTGAACGCCCATAGTGGCATTCGGTTTCCTTCCTCGTCCGTGGTGATGCACGGAAGGCTGACCACCGTCCAATCGTCAGGCTCAATCTCTTGCAGGTAGCCGCATAGGTCGTGCTCGTGCAGTCTTTGCATGATGATGATGATTGGCGTGTTGCGGCTGTTCACTCGGTTTCGGATGGTGGTCTCGAATCGTCGGTTCACTCGCTCACGCACCACGTCGCTCAGTGCATCCTCTGGCTTTATCGGGTCATCGATGATGATGGCTCCTGCGAATCGGTAGGGGAGCGGATTTCCCTGCTCGTCCACTCTGTCCACCTCTCCTGCTCCGAAACCTGTAATCTGTCCGAGCGTGGAGGTTGCGTAAACTCCACCGCCTTGCTCTGTGTCCCATTGTGCCTTGGTGTCGCTTCCGTATTTCACTCTTGTCTCAAACATGCGCTGGTATGCCTCGCAGTTCACGATGTCCTTTATCGCTATGGAGTTGTCCACAGCGAGGTCGCTGGAGTAGGACAGGTGTATGAAGTTGGAGGCTGGGTTGATGGCGAGTCCCATCGCTATGAAGTTCTTCACCGCCAGCTCCGTCTTTCCGTAGCGTGGGGCGATGTTAATGATGAGCTTGTTGATTTCGCCCTTGAGCACCCTGTCGAGTGCGTCGCAGACGGTCTTGTGGTGATGCCCGACAATGAACCGCTTTCCTCCGTTCTCCTTAAAGAAGTACCTGGTGAAGTTGAGGGGATTCTGCAACACCCACATCTTTTGCAGTTCGGTGTCGTTCATCATCTCAGTATTCCTCCTCCAGCTTCTTCAAGTACTCGATTTGCTCCTCCCTGGTGAGTGGGCGACCTTGCTCTATCGGCTTTCCCCCTGTGGTGATGTCCACCTTCTGCTGCGGCTTTCCGTATTGTCTGTCCATGAGTCTGTCCATGGTGGTTGTCTTGCCGTTCTTCATGTCGATGATTGCAGCCATCGCCAATGTCTTAGCGTAAGCTGGGGTATCGTCTGCCTTCGCCAGCAGTTGGAGGTCTGCGAGTTCCAGGACGAGGATGCTCTTCTCGATGGTGTTTATCTCGTCGAGGGTCAGTGCCTCGCTCTTCTTCAGCTTGCTCTTTGGGAGCACCTGCTTCAAGAGTGCCTTGACCCTGTCCTTCTTCTTGCCCCTTGGGTTGCCGCTCTGCCCCTTCTGCCACTTGTGGCTCTCGATGTTGGCGAGCTGGCTTTCCGTCATTGTCTCTTTTCCTCTTGGCATGGCTTATCCCTCCTTCCTCGCTTTCGTCTTGGTCGCTGGCTTGCCTGCTGGCTGCTCTGGGTCGAGGATGTTGCGGATGAGTACCGCCTTCATTCCTGTCATTTCCTCCCATCGCTTGATGATTACGTCCACATAGATTGGCTCAAACTCCACCATTCGGCAGCACCTTCCGAGCTGCTCTGCCGCAATGAGCGTGGTTCCGCTGCCACCGAATATGTCGAGGACGATGTCCTTGCGCCTGCTGCTGTTGTTGATGAGCTTGCCGATGAGAGGCACGGGCTTCATCGTTGGGTGGTCTGGGTTCTTCTTAGGCTTGTCGCAGTCTATGACGCTGGTTGGTGTGTCTCCACCGAATATCTGCGTGAGGAGGTCTTTCATCTCTGCCTTGCTCAGTTTCTCGATGTCCAGCTTCTGCTCTATGACCGTGGTGAGGTTTCTCTTGTCCGTGAAGTAATGGGCGGCTCCGTCCTTCCATCCATAAAGGCACGGCTCGTGCTTCCATTGGTAGTCCTGTCTTCCGAGGACGAGGCTGTTCTTGTTCCAGATCAAGCATTGGCGTGTCTCCCATCCGATGTTCTTCACGGCTGTACGGAAGTTGAAGCCTTGGCTGTCTACGTGCCAAATGTAGAAGGCTGCGCCTGGCTTCATGCTGTCGCTTGCGTTCTGCAATGTGTCTGTGAGGAACGCCACGAAGTTCTCGTCTGCCATGTGGTCGTTGGCGATTTTCATCTTGCCCTTGGCTTGGTAGTCTACATTGTATGGTGGGTCGGTTACGAGGAGGTCTGCCTGTTCCTCCCCCATTAGGGCATCGAGGTATTCGCCCTTGGTGCTGTCTCCGCATATTAGGCGGTGGTTGCCGAGTCGGTAGAGGTCGCCTGTCCTGCTGGTTGCCTTCTTCGGGGTGTTCGCTGCCACGTCGTAGCCATCGTCCTTCGCCTCTTCCTCTTCCTCTGGCTCCTGGATATCGGGGATGTCAATGGCAGCAGCCTCTATCTCTTCGAGGTTCCAATCATTGAGGAGCGCATCGAAGTCGGTTTCTCCGAAGCTGGAGTTATCCTTCAGCACGATGCGACGCATCTTGTCCATTGGGAAGTCGTGGGGCAGAATCTTGCACGGAGCCGTCTCGTACTTGAGCTTCGTGAGTGCCTGGTATCTCATGTTTCCTCCGATGATGACGTAGCCTCGCTCGTCCTGGGTGTCGTACACGATGAGTTCTCGCAAGTCCAGCATCTCTGGGTCGTCCTTGATGGACTGCACCAGCTTCTTGAACTTCGGGTCTCGTATTCGTCGTGGGTTCTTTGGCAGTCCCTCGACCTGTCCGTCATTTGGGTGGAGCACCGCCAGCTCCATCTCCTTTCGCTGTATTCCTTTCTGCATTTTCTGTGTCCTTGGTTATTAAGCAGCCAAGGCGAGCCCTTCGTGAAGGCTCGCCTCTCTTGCTTGGTTTGTTACGCTAAAATGGTGCAGCACCACCGCCTCCTGGCGAAAATGGCAGGACGCTGCTGGCTCTTCTTGAAGCCATGGTGCTGGAGTGGAGCTTTGAGCCTCCGCCTCCGTGTGATTCTGAACCGCTACTCATTGCTTGTTCTCCTTTTGTTTTTGGTTATTGAATACCATTCTCGTGAAGTAATCCCACGCCTTGCTGTTGCGTATCGGCTTGCGTATGGTTGCGTACTTGTCGAGAATCCTGTTGAAGTGCTCGTCGTAGAAATCATAAAGCTCTGGGTTCTCCTCCATGGTGAACTGCTCGATGTTTCCGCTGGAGCGGAGGTTGGCGGAGCCGTGGAGGACAATCTTGCGCCCACCTAATGTCTCGAAGTTCACGGTCTTGGTGTGGACTCCTGCCACCGCCAGCTGGAATCGGTCGCCAATGTCGAGCTGCTTGTAGATGTAGGGAATGAGGCTGCTTCGCTCGTTGCCCCAAAAGTAAACCGAGATTATGAGGTTCAGTTCCTCGATGTAGCCCTTCTCCATGAGCGTGTGGAGGCTGTCCACGTTGTTCTGGCTCATGGAGAGCGTGCTGATGGTCATCCTCTTGGCGCAGGCGTTCTGTGTCGTTAGGTATGCCTCGATGAAGTCCCCGAATATGAAGGAGCCGCTCACGAAGGCATCGAAACGCTCACCGAATCCAAGGCGCAGCTCCCTCGCCATCTTCTGTGCGTTGTCATAAAGCACGAAGTCTTCCCTCATCGGCACAACCTTTGGCAGAGTGTACCTCGTTTCCTCCGTCTCGTCCGATGGCAAGAACTCCATGAGGTCGAGGTCTATGTCGGGTAGCTCGAAGTTGCCGATGTCGCCCAGGAAGTCCTGCTCCTGTGCAATGGCTTCCTGTTCCTGTTCTGTGTTGTTGTATCTTCTTCTCATGTCGCAAAAATACGGCTTTCTGATTATATTGTAATCACTTTAGGTAAAAAATTAACATTTTTCAGCCTATTTCCTTGCAAAAAGCGACTTTTTCGCTGAAGGCTTCCCTCTGAGCGTGTCGCTGGTGATGCGCATCGGCAACTCTGCGTAGTCCCATGCGAGGAGGGCAGCGTCTCGTCCCTCTTGGTTGAGCCTGCCCAGCTTTTGTAAAGTTATTTCCTCGATTTCCTCCTTGGTTATCTTTCGGTCGGCTCCGTGCCAGCACTTAGGGAGCGGTCTTTTGAACTCGTAGGGGATGCCCCAGTGCTCCATCATCTGCCCGATGGTTCGGCTGACCTGCTCGTTGCGTCCCTGGTCAACTCCGAGGCTTGCGATTCCTTGCTTTCCCTGCCATCGCTTGATGTGGTAGTTGCCGTGGTTCATCCATCCTGCCTCGATGACGACCTTGAAGTCCCATTTGTCAATTTCTGCGAATTGGTGGTATTTTTCCTTGATGAAGTCGAGGAGGCTGGGGAAGGCGAGCATCTGGACTTGGAGCTTGTGCGTGCTCATGTCGAGCATTGCGATGCCGTTTCTGTCGGTATCTGGGTCTATTCCGATGATTATTTGCTCTCTGTGGCTCATTTTCGTGCCTCCTGCTGCGTTTTTGTTTCGTTGCTTGGTGTTTCCTCGTTCGAGGTTGTTTTGTGGCTCTGTGTGGCTTCATTTTGGCTCACAGCCTCGTTTTGCTCTGGCACGGCTATCTTCACCTCGTGAAGCAGCCACGCAATGTACATAATTCCTGCGATGATGCAGGCTGTTGATATCGCTGCGTCCGTGAATGTAATCTGAATCGTCATTTTGCTTGTTCGTTGTTTAGCTTGTTTTTAACTTGGCTCTTGCTCGCTTATGCGTGCGCCTGCCTATGCGTGTATGTGCGTAGTGTGTGGGTGTATGCGCACCCCCTCCCAAACCCTCCCCCTCATTCGAGGCTGTGGTTCTCAGTGGTAGCCGTGCTTGGTGTTCGGGCGGCTTCTTATTCGGTTCCAGATCCAAGTGTTGCCCTTTGGCTGGCGGCTCTTGCGCTTGGTTGTCGCTGCCAGGCTTCTCTTGCTGGAGTGGTGGAGGTGGAGCTTGTGTTGCTCCCTCGTTTCCTCTCGGAGGTCTGGGTCTATGTAGATTTCATAATTTGGGAAATCTAAAACATCGAACTTTTGGAGTTCTTGTCTCGCTTGTGCGAGTTCGAGTGCATCTTGGAATTGTTGCATTGTCATTCCGAGTCCTGTTAAAAGCTCGGTTAAACTTGTGCAGAATTCAGCGGTTGCCTCATCCAGTTTCAGTTTTGTTTCTTCCATGTTACTTTCTGCTTCTTGTCTGTTATGCTGTCGCAGGAAGGGTTGCCGTTGAATATCGGCTTGCCTGTCTTGCCGCAGACCCATGTGTTGATGCTCTCGTATGCGTGACCGCATCGGGCGCATTGCGTTCCCTGCGGTCTTTGTCCTGTTCCGCTCATCGTCTCGTTATTCCTCTGAGGTTGGTTTCCATGCGCTCGATGTCGTATCTGCTGTGTGGGTAGAGTGCCTTGAGCTTCCACGCTCTGTTGTGGTATGGAGGCTTGTCTTGGCTCACCTCGATGTTGCATACCTTGCCTGTCCCCTTGTCAATGACTGCGAGGAGGTGGGCTTCTTTCGGACGCTGTGGCTTGACTTCCGTCTGCTTCAACCATTTCAAGTAATTTAAGTGTTCGTTCATTCTTTTGTCTCCTTGGGCTTCTTGCCCTTTTTCTTCGGTTTGATGTCTATCTCCACGAGCTCGTCTTGGTCGGATGGCTTCTGAATCGCCTTGAATGGTGTCATGTGGCAGGTCTCCTGGACTTGCATCACTTGCTCGTAAAGAATGAACATCTTGTCGGTGTTCTTGCGAGCCAGCTTGTTGGCTTGGATTGCAGCGAGTCCCTTCTTGGAGATGTCCTGCTTGATGATTTTGCTCGTCTCGTCCTCGTCCATCTCTGCGATGGCGTATAGTGTTCTCGCTTCTTCCTTTGGCTCTGGCTCCATGAACTGCTCCTGGATTTTGAGCACTCCCTTCTTCAAGCTGCCTATGATGTCTTCCATTATGGCTTTGCCTTCCAGCTTCTGCTCGTCCCCTGGCTTCCAAACCTTGGGGATTCCCTCCCATCGGGTGATGCGGTCATAGAGTGCGTCCACGTCCTGGGTGTAGGTTTCCTCGATTCCCTCGCTGTGGTTCTGCACCAGATCATGCATCACGTTGAAGAACGAATCCTCGGATTTCTGTAGGGAGTTGATGGCTGGCTGCACGCCCTTCATGTAAAGTCCCCATTTCTCGATGATGTTCTCCATCTCTGCGAATAGGAGGCTCTGCACGCTGTGGAGGTGGTAGAAGGTGGCGGTGATGAAGCCGAGCCTTCTCACGATGCCTGCGTGTTGCGCCACTCCTATCGGGGTGTTGATTAGCTCTCGTTCCTCTGCCGTCATCTCGTTGTTCCAATAATCACGCACCGCCTTCGGGGCGACGAGCTGCTGTGGTTGTTGTGCAAGTGGATTCTGTTGCTTTCTTGGCTGTGCGCTCCACTTGTTGCGCTTCTTCTTTCTTCCCATATTCCGTGTTGCTTAATGTGTTTGTTTGAATTTCTTTTTCTCCCAGCGGCTTGCAAGGCTTACCGCCTTTTGGATTCTTGCATCCCCTCTGCTGCCCAACATCTGCGCTACCCAGTTGCATGGGTGGACGCATTGGTTGTATCTGTCCCATCGGTGAATCCAATAAAGGCTTATCTTGTGGAGCGGCAGGTCGTTCTCTGGCTGCTGGCGCAGAATCTTCTTTGCTTGTCTCGCCTTCATCATCGCACCTCCTTTCCGTTCACCTTCATCACGTTCGACTCGTGGATGTATCGGTGGAGGCTCACCTTGGACGGCATTCCGTCCTTTAGGCAGGTTTTTCCGAGGAATATTCGGGACATGGTTCCGTCCTTCTCGGTTGCCGTCTCTATGTTCTCCACCTTGATTGCCCTTCCGTCCAGCCGTGCCTGGATAATGTCCCCGACCTTGATTTCGGCTGTCGTTGCGTACTCTATTTTCTTAGCCATTGTCTTGTTGCTTTTGTTGGTTCTCCAATTCCTGCAGTATTGCGTCCGTGGTTCTGACCACCATGTTCGCCAGCGGCTTGTAATCGGTGCAAATGTACTCTGGGTTGGCGCAGTACCCGATTGTCGCTGCGAGGATGAGCTGCTTTCTGAACTCGGAGCGTGCGTCATCAATCACTATCACGTTCTTCTTCATGCTGTCCTCCTTCCTGATGCTGGTCTGTTTCGCCATTGGCGAGCTCGTTCTGCAATGCGATGATGTCCGCTGTCAGCTCTCCCCATGACTGGGTGCTGTGTTTTCGGGTGTCCACGTGGTCTTTCGCCACCTGGCAGATGATAGCAGCCATCCCTCTGTCGTTCTTTGCGGTGGTGTAGAGGAGGTTGACGAGGTCTTTCTTCGTTCCCTTCCATCCGATGCTCACCTTGTTGTCCGCTGTCTTGGTGATGGCGATGTATGCCTCACCCTGTTTGGTTCTCGTGTTCGCCTGGAACTTGCGCAGCTGCTTCACTGAGTGGAGCTTCACTGCATTGTTTGGTTCAATCTTCATTTTCTTGTTGTTCTTGAATTGTTTCTATTGCTCTGAATATCTCGTATGCGACCTGCGGCACCCATGCGTTGCCGTATGCCTTTATGCTTTCCTGTCTCCACTTTCCGAAAGAAACGGATAGGTCGTCCATCCGAAAGGGAAGCCCATCATCTCCTCTACGAATAGTGGGTTCAGTTGTGGGGAAACCTTCGAATCCCCTGTTTGCTCCTCGTTCAATCGGGTTATGAAGTCTGGCAGCATCTCTCCCCATCGGGTGAACTGACCCTTGCGCCTTCTCGTCGTGGTGATGGTGTTGCCCTTGTAGTCCCTTGCCGATGGTGTCGGCATCAATCCGTTCACCGCAAGTGCCGTGAGGCTCCGTCCCATCTGGCTGTTCGGGTTGAGCTTGTGGGTGTACTTCGTCGCCTCCACAGCGTTCGGTGTGGGGAGGAGTCCCATTCTCGCTGCCAAGGCTATGGTGGGTCTCTCCTTCGCCCCTGGCGATGGGCTTCTGTTCATCCGTCCGCTCCCTTTGTCCGTAGCAGTTGGTGTCGGCAGCAGTTCCGTCGGGTAGAACTCCGTCTTGCCCTCCTTGCTGCATCGCTTCAATCCCTGCGTCTGTACGGTGGGCAACAATCCAGATCCTGTCTCTTCTGTGGGGTGCTCCGACACTGCAAGCTGGTATAAGGAGCGGCTGGACTTCGTATCCTGCGTCCTCGATGTCTTGGCAGATTCTGTCAAGGGTGAACCTGCTTTCAGTTCGGTATAGGTCTCTCGCCTCGAATAAATCGGTCGTGTGACCCATGTAAGTCGTTTCGCTGGACTCCACCATCGTTGTGATTCCAGCAACATTCTCACCAATGACCCAAGTGGGGTGGATTTCCTTGATTGCCCTATGCATCTCTTGCCAGAGGTAGCGGTTGTCCTTCTCTCCCTTTCTTCTTCCTGCGAGGGAGAAAGGCTGGCATGGGAACCCTCCTGTGAGAACATCGATTTTGCCCCCCCATTTGGTAAAATCTGTCCTTGTGATGTCTTCATAACTATCTGCGTTTGGAAACCAAAAATCTAAAACCTTGCGAGGGAACTCCTGTATCTCGCAGTGGAAGACGTTGCGCCATCCCATCCAGGCGGCAGCGACCTCTGCGCCCCCTATGCCCGAGAAAAGGCTGGCGTGCGTCATCATGGGTTGCCTCCTTTCCCTTTGAAGAGCGTCATCTCCTCCCAATCCTTGCCGTTGTAGGTGACGAGTCTCTTGGTGATGTTGGCGACCATCATTCCTGGGCAGTACTGCGTCCCCATGTCAAAGCCCTCGAAGATGTGGCTCGTGATGCTTCCGTCCACGTCCTGGTATTGCACGAGGTATGTTTCCTTCCTTGCCATGATTTCCTGCACCCTCGCTATCTCGTTGTCGATTTCCTTCTCCAGCCTCTTGCTGTTCACGAGGGCGGTCTTTCGCTCCTCGCTGCTTGGTCGGCTGTTGAAGAACGCCTTCTGCTGGGTTCGCATCTGGGCGACCTTGTCGAAGAATTCCTTGTTGTCCATGTGCGCCTCCTTCCTAAACCGCAGCTGTGGCTGCTCTCTTGTCGATGTACTCCTGGCGGACGCTGCAAAGTTGCTCCTCGCAGCTCTGAATGTTGTCTGCCGTCACTCTCTGCACTGGGATTCCGTCGATGATGAGGGCGGTGTATGTCGCTCCCTTGCTGTCGGTGTAGTCCCCGATGCAAATTTTGGTGTTAGCCTCGTGGCGTGTCTGTGCCTCCTGGCTACGCTGGCTTGCCTTTCGGTATGCCTCTATTGGGTTCCAAATCTTCATCATAAGTCCTTCAGCTCCTCCTTCTGCTTGTTAATCTCGATGTTGATGACATTCAAGACGTTCATCTTGACCTCCTTTGGCAGGATGATGCAAACTCCCTGCTGCTCTCCGCTTGGTGTCTGCTTCTTTGGCGTAGCCACCAGCACGTGGCTCTCGCTGTCTGCCAATAACTTTCTTGCGTCCTCCAGCTTTGGGAGGCTCTCCGCAATCTCATGGATGCGTTCTAAATTCTTGATGCTTGCCATTTTCTTGTTGTTTAATCTGTTTGTATTTTTGCTCGGTGCGCCTGTCTTCCTCGATGGTGTTCATCTCGTATTCAGCCTGCACCTGCTTGATGATATCCCATTCCTCACGTCTCATGATGTTCGGGTTGTGGGCATCCTGCCATTCCTTGCGCTCCTGCTGCGTCCGCTCCCTCTTGGCGTATGCCTCGTTGCGCTCTCTGACGAACTCGTTCAATCCCTTCATGATTGCTATCGGGTCAACGCTGCCGTAGAACTTGTCGTAGCTGCCCTTCTTGAACCTTCGGCAAAAAAGCATTATCTCCGCCATGTTCAAGAATCCGTAGTCGTCGGTGATGAGCTGGATGATCTGGTCGAGCTGCCTGTCCGTTATCTTGTCCCTGGCTCCGCTGAACTCGGAGAGGTCTGCGATTTGGTATGCCAGCCACTCCTGTGCCGTTCCGAATCCATAGCCGATGTTCACGTTCCAAAGTGTCGGGGCGTTTTGAAAAAAGCACCGCTCTGGGTCTTTCGTGAGCTCCATCTGCCTGTCAACGTGGAAGGTCTGCAGCAGGCTATTCCTCGTGTCCCATCGCTGTCGCATCTCCATCAGCTGTCTGCCTCCACTTGCTGGCAATGCCTGCGTAGCCCTGGATGCGCTCACGCTGTTCTGTCGCCCTCTGTTCGTTGCGATTAATTGTCCTACCGCTTGCGGTTGGTGTTTCTGTCCCATTGTTGTAACCTCCTATTGTTGCTGTTGACGTTGGTACCTGTGGCTGCGGATTATCGTAGTAGCCGTCGAGCACCTTCGGGAAATTGTTGGGTCTGAATATCCACTCGAAGTTGGCGACCCATGCCCTGCCTCCGCTGCCGTTGAGAAATCCGCTGCGTGCTGCCTTTATCATGACCCTGTACGCTGCGGTGATTCCGTACTCTCGCACCCTCGCCTCGAAGAATGCCCTGCGCTGTCCTGCAATCTTGCCCTTGAGCGATGGTATCTTCTTCTTCTCCATGAGTCGGTTGAACTGCTGGCGCACCTTCTCGAAGTCTATCTTGCTTTCCTTTTGGGTTTGGCTCGCTTCGTTTTTCGCCTCCTGCGCTGGTGCAGATGCAGCGTCAGAACTTGTTTCTGACGTAGCACCTTTAGGTGCTTTAATAATAGAAGCTTTAGCTTCTTTAATAACTTTTATATTAGTTATTTCTATTTCATTTTCATTTGGTGTTTTTGGTGACGCTTGTTTACGTTCGTGCACGTTCGTACTCTTTGGTGCTTTTGGTTCACGTTCCGCACGCTCTTCTATCTTCTCTCTTGCCTCCTTTCTCTTCTGTTCCCTTGCCTTGGCTATCTGTCTGTTGCGCTCGCATTTAGCCTCGTACTTGTCGTAGTTGCGGTCGATGTTCGCTTGTATGTTCTTGAACAGGCAGCGCATTGCTCTGTCTTCCGTCTCGAACTCCTCGCCCCTGTTAGCGTAGGCGAGCAATCCTTTCAGAATCTTTCCAGCCTCTTCATCGGAGAAGTCCTCCAGCATCCTCTCGGTGTCCTGTGCGTCAATGACGAAGGCTCTTATCTTTTCGTTCCTGCTCATGCTTCTTGCTTGTATTGTAATCACTTTCGGGAGCCGCTCGTTGGCGACTCCCTCGGTGGTTTGGTTGTTACTGCTCGATGATTACGATTGTAGGGGATGCATCCTTGATTCTGTCGATGACTGCATCCATGTGCATGTCTCGTTGCTGAACCACGATGTCGTGCGCCTCTGGGCTGACAAGGGTGCAGGAGAGGTCGTTCGGGTTGATTTCAACCTCTACCTGGATGGTCTCCTTATTCATGCCCTTGAAGATTGGGAGCTGAATCTTGAAGTCCTTCGGCAGGTTGCTCTCCACAAACTGCGATTTGAGGATACGCTGGTTGCCTCGCTTGTCATCGCTCAGCTCCAGCTCCTTGTCTATCTTCGCCTTGAAGTTACGGAGCTCGCTGACCAGCTTCATTGCCTCCTGCTGGGTCTCGAAGTAGGAGCGGAGCTGCTTGATGCGGTCTGACATGTCGAAGCAGGACATGTACTCACCTGTGTTGATTCCAAACTCCTGCATTTCGCTGGAGAGGGTGAGCGTTCCTGTGATCTGGTCGCTGTATGCGCTGTTCTCGTCAATGTTCAGCGTGATGCTCATGTGGTCTCTGTCCACGATGATGTGTGCGTCTGCCTGTTTGATGTAGTCCTTGCGCTTCTCCACCCAGCGTGCTGGTGCGTCGATGGTTCCGTCTATGTTAACAGCCTTTGGCTCCTTGAGTGGGAGGGCTTCTCCGAATCGGATGCAGTATCCTCCTTTGTTTTCGTTCAACTCCTGGATTCTCTCGATTGCAGCCTTGGTTGCTGCGCTTTGCTCTTCTTTTGTCATTTTGAAATTCTTTTGAATGTGAAACTTATGTTACTTGTCATCTGTGCCTGTCTTCTGTGCCGTCATCTTGAAGAGGCGAGGCTGAAGCTCGTCTTGGCGTGCGGCTCTGTCATAGACCAGCAGTCCGTCGCTGTTGTAATATCCCACGTGGCGTGTCTGTTCGTCCACCATCTTGTAGCAGTTCTCGTTCACGTACTCGCTCTTGCTCTTGAGTTTGTCTGCCACCTCCTTGATGGTGTTCTTGTACCCCTTGATTTCCTCGTTGAACATCTGGGTCTGCGCCTTCTTCTGTTCCTCCAGCTCCAGCTTCTTGATGCTTGCGTCCGCAAGTCTTTCCTTCAGTTTCTCGACTTGGTCGCTTGGGATTGGCTTGCTGTAGCCCATCTTCTCGATGGCATCTGCGTTGTCTCTCAGAAACTGCTCACGCTCCTGTGGGTTGGTGTATTCCTGTCCTATGAATTTCTCCATGATGTAACTTCCTTTCCTGTGTAGTAGTTAGCCCATAACTCCGTGAACTGCTTTCCGCTGTAGATTGCCAGCTCTTCTGTCTTATGTGCAAGCCGAGCCGAGAAGGTCGCATACGCAGTCGACCAGGCGAGGCCCGAGGACGCAGAAGCGAGACCGCAAGGCGCACCGGCGTTCGAGGCGCCGCCACCAAGCCACAGCTGTAGGTTGTGCTCGTCCTTCCACTCATCGTCCTTCTGCTCGATTTCCTCCTTGGTGTAAAGTAGGCAGTAAGGGTAGTATCTGTACTCGCCATCATTGAACTCTGGCTCCCATCCCTCGTTGAGGGCTGCTGTGATGATGCGGAGCTTTTGGTATGCCACCTCGTCCACCATGGTGATTCCTGCGTCCTGCCACTGCTGCTGGATTGCCTCTGCGTCGATGCCCATCTCCTTGCAGGCATCCTCGAAGGTCTTTACTCGTTCTGTGACTGGTTTCTTCTCCTTGGCTTCCTCGTTGTCCACGAGCTTCAAAAAGCCATCTACCCATTCGGCTTTCTTGCCTGCTGGGACTGCGATTTTGATAATCTGTTCCTTTTTCATTTTTACTTAAATTTGAATATTCTTGTTGTAGTCCAGCTCCATTCCTGGTGCTGCGGCTCTTGTTTTCTTTCCTGTTGCCCTGCGTACCTTGGTGATGAACTCCTTCTCGTTGCTGTTGCCGTCCGAGAGGTGTATCAGCAGGATGTCCCTCGTTGCCGTGAGGTCTTGCCGCTTCAAAATGCCGATGGCATTGTCTATGCTCATGTGGCTTGTTATCACCCTTCGTCTGAGTGCGGCTGGCACCCTTCCGTTGAGCACGTTGTCATCGAGAATCTCGTCGCTGTAGTTTGCCTCTGCCATCCAGTGCGTGATGTTCGGGAAGTTGTAGGGCATTGCGTAGGTGTCCGTGAAGAACAGGATGCGTCCTGTCTCCTGGTGCTCTATGAGGTACCCGACGCATGGCACGTCGTGCTTGACCTCGAAGGGCAGAATCTTGAAGCCTCCGTAGATGTAGCCGTTGCCCATCTTTATCGGGGTGCTTGTCACTGCCCTCAGTTCCTTGGCTTCTATGACCGAGGGGAGAGCCAGCAGCGGTATTCCTGCCTTCTCGTATTCGGCTGCGTGTCCTGCGTGGTCGTTGTGGCGGTGGCTGATGATGCAAACCTTCACCTTTGCCGTGTTCCATCCGAGTGCCTTCTTGACCTCCGAGAGCTTCACGCCTGCCTCTATGATGATTGCCTCGCTGTCGTTCTGCAAGACGTAGCAGTTTCCCTTGCTGCTGCTTCCGAGGATTGTCATTCTCATCGCTCTTCCCTCCTGTCATTTAGATTGGGCATGCACGTCCGCTTGCGGCAGGCTGTTCACCAGATCCTGCTGGGATTGTCTCTGCCTCTGGCTGGTTCTCGTTCATGTCGATGTAGTTGGTCTTTGCCTCGATACCCTTCGGTGCTTGCTCATCGTCGTGAAGTTCCACGGCTTCCGCCTCGGCTACCTGTCTGTGCTGTGCTGCGTCTCGCTCTGCGGTTGCCTCGTCCTTGCGGTTGTCATCGTCATCGTCAGCAAAGTCTGCCTGGCTGTCGAGCGCAATCTTGCAGGCTCTTGCCATTACGGTCTTCTTGCACATCTGGTCGGTGAAGTTGGTGTGTGCACCGCTGGCTCCCTTGGTAGCTCCCTGCATCCACGACTTCTTGATCTGGTCGAGCGTCATAATCTCCATGTGGCGTGTCTTGTCCTTGTTGACCACGATGGCGTATGCAGCCTTAATCTTGGTGATGTCGAGGTTGTCAAGGTTCGGCACGTGTTTCACGAGTTGGTATTGTCCCAGCTCGTCGATGGTGTAGACGAACTCGTCGCCCTGGTACACCACCTGTGGGTACACTGCCTCTATCTCGGTGTCTCGCTTGGCTCTCATGTACTTTCCAAGGTATCGCTCGTTCCATTCCAGGCGGTCTCCGTAAACGATGAAGTAGCAATGCTTCTTCGGGTATTCTCCATGAAGTACCATGTCGAGCAGGGCGTTGCATATGCTGTCCTTGGTGCAAACGTCGATAGCCTTTCTGTGACTTCGGTCTTCCACGGTCTGCAAGTAAAGCCATGCGAGCTTGATTGCGTTCCCGACCTTGTAGTCCTTTGGCAGAATTAGCTCTCCTGTCTCTTGCCAGCAGTTCACCTTGTCGAGTATCTGCTGCGTTGTCTCTTCCTGCATTCTTTTGAGTGCGGTCTGGTTCTGTGAGGTCAGCTGCGTCTGAGGCTGCTGCGTTCCTCCTTGCTGTGATGTTTGTGTCATAATCACTTTTGCTTTAAAATTATTGAATTATTGTTAGCTCCTTGTCTCTCGATACGATGAGGAGTATCTTCTGGCTGCGTGTCGGCAGGATGTCCGTGATACTCTCTGCGTTGTCGATGAACATCGGTGCGTAGGTGTCGTTGTAGAGGCACATGGCGTTGATGATGTCAATGCCTGCGTTTATCTTCTCGCTTGCCGATAGGTCTCGGTATGGGGTTCCGTGCATGGTGCACTCGCAGGTTGGCTTGATTCCGCTGGTGGTTGTGAAGGTCTCGAACATCTTGAACTGCACGTTTGTGAAGAGTTGGTTGACTTTCGTCTCAAGGTCGTTTATCTTGGCGAGCGTGAATTGCTCTGCGGTGAAGTCCTTCTTCTCCAGGTCTGTCAGTTGCTGGTTCAGTGTCTTCTGCTTCTCTGTGAGGTCAGCGATGCGCTTCTGCTTGTTGGCTATCTGCTGCTCCTTGGCGAGTTCGTCTCTGAGGTTGTCTCGCAGCTGGTTCTGCTCTGCCTTGCGCTGGCGAAGGGTTGCCTCCTGCTTCTCCTGGGTGTCGGTGGTGTTGGCTTCCTGCCTTGCATCAAGTGCCGATGTTCTTGTCTGAACCTCTGACTGCAGTTGGTTGTATTCCTCACTCTCGGTTGGGTAGGAAAGCTGCACCTTTTCCTCGTTCGCCTGCTGGAGTTCCTGCTGCTCATCCTTCAGTTGTTCCTCCAGCTTGGTCAGCTTGTCCTTGTCAGCCTTGATGGTTGCCTCAGCGTCAGCCTTGCGTTTCTTGATTCTCGCTGCCTCCTGCTCGAGCAAGTCGAATTGTTCGCTCTTGTGCTGGTTGAAGTTGCCGTTCAACTCCTCACGCATCTTGTCGATGTCCTCCTGTGGGAGTCTCTGCTTGCAGGTAGGGCAATACTCCAGCTTGTTGTCGAATGAGAAGGTCGTTTGGTCGAGTTCTGCCCATCGTCTTTGGAAGTCCTTTGTGTCGATGACTATCTTGTTGAGTTGTGCCTGGCTGTCCTCGATGTTGGACTTGGCGTTCTTGATTGCTCTCTGTGTGGAATCGACAGCGTACTGGGCATCGGTGACTCTCTTCTTGTGCTCTCGCTCCAGCGTGGTGTTCTTGTCTTGGTAGCTCTGAGCGATGGCTTGCATTCTCTGTTTCAGCTTGTTAATCTCCGTGCGCTCCTTGGTTCGCTCGTTGAACTCATCGTCCACGGTCTTGCTGAGGTCAGCCAGCTCCTTGTCGATGTTCTCGATGCCTATCTCGATTTGCTTGATTCGATTTCGAGTCAAGTCGAAGTTTGGCTTGCTTGCTTCGAGTGCCTTCAGCTCTTCCGTGTTTTCGTTGATGCGGCTCGGAATGTCCGCTATCTCTTGCTTGAGCTGGGATATCTTGTAGCGGAGCTGCTCTCTGAACTTGGCGATGTCCTCGCCTCCCATCTCATGGAGGAGTTCTGTGAAGTCCTTGTTGTCTCCTGCGATATCCTCGTCCGTGGTGATACCGACCATCTTGGTGAGGAGCTTGCGCTGGTTGTCTGCTGGCAATGTCGGGAAGTAGGATGGAATCGTCAGCACCTTGAATAAATCCTCCTTAATCAAGCTGTCCACGAAGTTCTTGTAATCCTTCTGCGTCTGCTTGTTGCCGTCGATGAAGTACTTGTTGGTATGACCTGTCAGTTCCTTCTCTTCCTTGCCCTTTGGCTTCTGCCAGGTCTCGGTTCTGACCTTCTCGATGGTGTGGCTGGTTCCGTCTGCCGTCAGTTCGAGCGTCACGCTGTTATCCAGGTTGTGGATGATGTTTCCGTTCTCGTCCTTCGGGTCGATGCCGAATACCGATGCTCCCTCGCTGTTCTTGTCGAAGAGTACCCACTGCACCGCATCCACGATTGTGGTTTTGCCTGCGTGGTTCGCTCCCATGATCTGGGTGAGCGTGTTGTTGAACTCTATCTTTCTCTCACCGAGAACTCCCTTGAAGTTCTTCATGGTGATGGTGTTGAATATGATTCTCATGCTGCTATAGAATGTCTGAAAGTTTGATTAATGCCTCCTTTGCCTCCTTTGGGAGGTCTTTGTCTTCGCTCACTCCCTTTATGAACTCCAGCTTTGCTGCAGCTGCGAGTATCATGTTCTCGATAGCTTTGTCCTGCTGTGCGAGCTTCACGATGGAGTCGAGGATGAGTTTCGGGTTGTTTGCCTTGACTGATGCTGCGAGGAGCGTGGTTTCCTTGTTTCGCTCTGCTGCGATGAAGATGCGTGCTCGTCTCGGTGAGTCTTGCCCCCCCACAAAGTCCTCGTCATTGTATGCGGTGGCTGTGTTGAACTGGTCTGCATCCACTCGGAGCCTTCCTTCTCCACGCTCTGCTGAGCCTCCTGCTCGTTGATGTCCTTTCCTTGGTTCTTGAATGTCTTCTTGAAAAATCCCATAATTCCTAAAATTTGAATGTTAAACTTATGTTAGATGGCTACTTGCCAAAATTTCACTATCTCCAGCCCTGTGTAAAAAGGGCGGTTGGTGCTCTTCCTTCGCTGGGCTTTTATGTGCCCTGCCTTGGTGTGTCGGAGGAGCGTGCTGCGGTTGATTCCGAGAATCTCGCAGGTCTTGGCGATGGTGTACCTCCCTGCTGGGTTAACGTTCGGTTTGGTCTCCGTCATTGCCTTCCTCCTTTCTGCTTTCTGCGTCCAGGGCTTGCATCATTCCCTTGCTGATTGCTATCATTGCCGCAAGGCAAAAGGCTACGAACCACTCGCCTCTGATGAGTGCCGCTGCCGTCTGCGTGATGCTGAAGACAAGGCAGGCAATCGCCCCAATCCACATGATGATGTTCTCTGCTCTTTTCATTGTCCTTCCCTCCTTGCTTTTGTTAAATTGATTTACTTGCTTCGTCCGCTGATGTGTAAACCCCTGCGCCCACCAAAACAAAGCGGACTCCAGGTGTTGTCATTCCGTACTTCTTTGCCAGGGCTTGAAATACCCTGTAGGGCTTGTAGCCCTTGGCTCTGAACTCTGGCATCAGCTCCTTGAACTCTGCGATGATGCTCTCGTTGCGCTCCTTTCGCTTTCTTTCGATTGGAGTCAATAAGTCGATTTCTGTCATTTTTCTCCTTTTTTATTTGGTTATTTCAACTTTTTTCTTTATTTTTGTTTGTCGTAACGGAATTGCTTTCGTTATCTGTGTGCAAAGGTAAACAAAAATCTTGGTATAACCAAGAAAAATGTTGGTTTTCTTTGTTAATAAAACTAAATACAAAGAATTTTGTTGGTTATGGACGGAAAAACTGTAAAAGAAAAACTTCGCAGCTTGGGCGTGAATCTTGCCGAGCTTGCTTCTAAATTGGGATATGACAATGACCAGCGTCTTCATTCTCAGTTGAAGGCTGCTGACGTGAAGAGTGGTTTGCTTGAAGATGTCTCTCGTGCCATCGGTTGCGATGTTTCTATCTTCTATGGCGGTTCCTATATTCCTGGCTCAAACGATGCCACTTCTGTTAGTGGTACCGCTGTTGCTGGTGTTGGAAATAATGTAAATAATTCAGATGCCTTGATTAGGGCTTTCGATGAGCTTGCCGCTCAGCGTCGCTTGACTGAAAAAGCGCAGGCGCAAGTGGACGAGCTTCTGTCGTTGGTTAAGGTGTTGTCTGGCAAATAAAGGGTTATGTTATTTGAAGAAAAAATGGCTCTCTATGACCAGATGACATTGGAAGCGCAGAATGGTGTGGCTCGTCTTCGTGATGAAAACCGCAAATTTAACGATGCATTCTCTGTTGTGATTGGCTTTCAAAATAAAGGTATTTCATTTGAAAAAATGAAGGATTTTCCTGCTGCTGTGTCAGCTTATGAGCAATGCGTCGCTTATGGGGAGGCTTCGACTTTGCTTCGAATAAATGATTATATGTATAGCATCGAACGTCTTGCTGTGTTATATCGTAAGCAAAAACGCTTTTCTGATGAGATCAGGGTTGTGTCTCTTGGTTTGTCTCATCGCCATGATGCTAACGTGTATGATTCTCCTTTTGCTCGTCTTGAAAAAAGGTTAGCTAAGGCAATAATGTTAAATGAAAAATGTAAATTATGAAAAAGTGTTTGTTTTCTCTCGTCTTGTTTGGCGGTGGTCTTTGCCTGCTGGCATCTTGCAATTCCAAAAGTCCAGAGCAGGCTGCGCAGGAATCTTTCGAGAAAGAAATGCGTGAATCCGAGGCTTCACAAATGAAGCACGAGAAATATATTGACTCCTTGGTGAATGTTGCCACTGGTCTCGATGGCGAGACGCTGGTGGCTAATCGTCGCCACGCCCTTTCCATTCTTCGCTCTGAATATCCCGAAATGAGCGACAAGTGGGACAAGGTCGATGTCTCCATCAACAATGGGGAGGTCTTCGGTGGCGATGATGATGAACAATAAAAACGTTTGGCTTATGCAAAGTAATGACTCCGCTCGTGTTGTGCATCGCTTCTTCGTTGCCCTTCAGTTTCTGAAGGAGCTGCATATCATCCGTGGCAAGAAAACCTTCACCGACCGCTACGGCATCAATCGGTGGAATATGAACACCTGCGAGAAGGAGCCTAATCGTGACCTGTTCCAGGTTGCCTGGCTCTCGTATTTGGTGCGTGATTATGGTGTCTCCTCACGCTGGCTCCTCCTTGGCGAGGGTGCTTTGCTGGAGGCTGATAACCATATAATTTCAGGCGAAAGCGTGCAAAATGCGTGCAAGTCCGAAAATATGAGTTTGTAAATTGTTGAGAATCAGAATGGTTATAAAGCGGTATGGCACGCCTGGAAAGCGTGTATTCCCCTAAAGGGAATCGGGGGTTCGAATCCCCCTCTTTCCGCATAAAACCATAGGTTTTACGGTGGTTCTCCGTTTTTGTTGATTGTTGCATTTTGGTGCGGTTTGTTGCTCTTTGTTGCAAAATGCGTGCAAAATGCGTGCAAATAATTTGGTTGGATTATGATTAATGTCCATTTCTATCTCGACACTCGTGCTGTCGCCAAGGGGCAGGCTGCTCCCTTGAAGCTCGATTTCGGTCATAAGCGTTCCCATGCTCTTCTCTCGGTTGGCATCCGCCTCCTGCCTTCCCATTGGGATGCGAAGGCTCAGCGGTGTGTCGGTGATTGCCCAAACAAGGAGCAAACAAACTGCTTCTTGCTCCAGCGTATGGCTCGTGTCTCCGAAATCCTCATGAAGCTGACCACTTCCGATGCTCTCCTTGGTCTTTCGGTTGTCGAGGTGAAGAATCGTGTCGCCTCGGAGCTGGCTCCAGATGTCGGTGTGGAGAATCGGCTGGTGTATCGTATGCGTGCCTATGCGTCCCTCTGCAAGTCCAAGCGGACGGCTGATATCTATCTCGTGACCGTGAAGAAGGTTTTGGCTTTCGATTCTCGTGCCGAGTCCCTCACCTTCGAGTCTGTGTCCAAGGATTGGCTCTCTCGGTTCGATTCCTGGCTTGCCTCCGATGAAGGTGGGTGTCCGTCTGTGAATGCTCGTTCCGTCCATCTTCGCAACATTCGGGCTGTCTTCAATGATGCCATCGACAATGGTATCACCTCCTGGTATCCGTTCCGCACCTTCAAGGTGAAGAATGAGGCGACCAAAAAGCGAGCCGTGTCCGTGGAGGTGCTGCGTTCCCTGTTCTCGTTCCCTGTCACCTGGCAGCGGCAGTATGTCGATGCCTTCAAGCTCTCTTTCTGTCTCATCGGCATTAATGTGGTTGACCTCCTTGCCCTGCGTGCCGACCAGCTGGTGGATGGTCGTTTGTCTTATCGTCGCTCCAAGACGGGGCGGCTCTATGATATCAAGGTGGAGCCAGAGGCTGCTGCCATCATCGAGAAGTATCACGGCTCTCTTGGTCGGCTTGTCTCCTGGGGTGAGAACCGAAAGGTCTATACCACCTTCACCTTTCAAATGTGCCGTGGTTTGAAGTCCATCGGTACCATGGTGAAGGAATGGCGAACCGATGATCTGGGTGTGTATCGGGAGGTGGATGTGTTCCGTCCTGCGTTCCCGATGCTGTCTTCCTATGTCGCTCGTCACTCGTGGGCGACCATCGCAGCCTCGCTGGATGTCCCAAAGGACGTAATTGCCCACGCCCTTGGTCATGGTGGCTCGTCCGTCACCGATATCTATATCGATTTCGATATGCGCAAGGTGGACGAGGCTAATCGTCGGGTGCTCGACTGGGTGTTCTATGGCAAAAAATAAGGGAGAACCCTGTGGTGGATTCTCCCTCTTCTTATTTGCTCGTCTTGTCTTTCGGTGGTCTTCCTCGCTTGTGGCAGGCGGTCTCTGCGTCCTGCTGCTGTCGCTTCTCGTCCCACGCCTCTCGCATCTCCTGCAGCAGCTCTCCCTCGTTCTTGCCTGTTGCCTTGGTGTTGGCTCGCAGTTGGTTCTGTTCCTTATCCTTTCGGATGAGTCCGTTGATGTAGCGGTTCTTGTTTGGCTGCGCTCCCAGCCAATCCTCCAGCTCGGTGTCAATGGCTACCCCGATTCTCTTTTGGTTGCGTCCATCGCCTCGCTTTCCGAATGCATACTTTCCTGTTGGCTCTGTCATGGTTGTCTCCTCTCTTAATAGTCAATTATTGCGATTTCGTCGCAGTCAATGTATCGGGTTTGGTTTCCTTCGAGGACGAGAATGTTCGCTTTTTCTGTTGTGTTACGTTCTTCGTTGTATATTGTCATGAAGTTCGTCTCGTTCTCTTCTTGGCAGAAAATGATTTCTTTTCCGCTTCTTAATGTGATTGAAACCTCTCTGATTTCCTCGTCCTTATAAATGTTCTTGATAATCATTTCAATAGCTCTTGCTTTCATATTCTTTCTGTTTTATGTTGTTAATAATGCTTGCTTCTTAAATCAATGTGCAGCCTGCTTCTTCGAGCTTCGCTGCGTCTCTTGGGCAAACTGCCCAGACCTTGTTTCCTACCTTGACCAGCCATGCGTGGTAGGCGATGGTGTGGAACAATTGGCGTGCCGTCTCTTCGTTGCTGAAGATGTCTGGCTCCCATCTTAGCTTGACCTGCTTTCCGTTGATGTTGTATGTATACATTGTTCTTGCCATAAAAAATGCGGCTTGACCGTGGTGCCGTAGGGCTTAAGTTGTTGTGCTCTTTGTTTCTTTTTCTATTGCAAAGGTAATAAAAATATCGCAATGTTGTATAAAAATAGAGATAACAAAAGCTAACAAAAAGACAATAAAAGTTATCTCCTTGTTATCTGATAATCAGTGTTTTATCTCGCTCGCTGCAATGCTGAACGCTGGGCGGTTCTTTATGAATGAGAGGATTGCCTTCTTGTCTTTGTATCTGGCTGGTATGTGGCTGGTGTCGCAGTTCTTCCAATTGCCACAGGCGAGTTGGTAGCCTCTGACAGACCATCCTCTGTAAACGTATCGGGTCTTGCCTGTCATCGTCACCTCGGTGTCGTATCGTCTCGTGAAGTGGAGGCGGTACGCTCCGTTGTCCGTCTCCACCACCAGCTTGTAGGCTGTGTTCTCGATTACTTTGCTTGCTCCCATGTTCCAGCCTCCTTTCTCTTGTCTCGATCCCTTGCGTAGGTGTCTATGCATTGCTGGATGGCTCCAGCAGTCTCGTCCAGATCCAACTCCTTGGCGAGGGCGAGGGTGTGCTGGGCATACTCGATTCTCCATTGGATGACCTTGCAACTCAGCCCTACTGCCTCGTCAGCCCTCTCCTTCTCGCTGATGATGATTTGTCCCTCCACGCTCTTTGCGTAGTTTCTCGCAGCCGTCTTGTCTTTTCCGCTGCACTCGTCGCTGGCGAGGACGCATCTCTTTTCAGTCTTGCCTGTGCGTCCTGCCTTGAATGGGCAACCTATGAGGTTGTAGCATCTTCGCATTCTGTCCCATTCGTGGATGTACTCCGCTTTTGCCATATTCCTTCAGTTTGTTGTGGCTGGGTGGTTAGCCCAGTCGTTCCCTTCTTACATCAAATTGGCGAGGATGAACTTCTTATCTTCGTCGGTCAGCTCGATGTTGTTCTCCAGCTTATATGTGATGTAAGCCTTTTCTCCGAGGAGTCCCTTTGCCTTGTTTAGCATTTCGCAGTCTCTATATTGGGTTCCTTTCTCGAGAAGGTATTCTGCAAGTCGCATGTTAGCGTGTGTTTGCTCTGCCAGCTTCTCATCCATCTCGATGCTTTCCTCGGTAAGTGCTTTGTTGTTTTTTTGACAGTTGTCAGCTCTCTTCTTCTCCCAATCGTAGGCATCTTGAATGCCTCCGTTCTTCTTCCACTCCTTCACCCATTCGTCTTTGTCCAGCTTGCTTGCGTTGTATTCTGGCTCTATTAATGAATGGTAGCAATCGGTGCTTACCTTGAAGTTAGCTCTCTGTTCAAATTCTTTCTGCATCATGATTCTTGTCTCCTATGTTAAAGTGTTATTGTTTCCATTTCCTCTCTTTCGAAGTCTCCCACAAAATATGCTTTGGGCAGGTTTGTCTGCTTCGCTCTGTTGTTCTCGTTGATGCTGAGAATGCAGTAGGCGTGGTATCCTGGCATCCACTTGCAGATGTACTTGGTTTCGTCTCCAGCTATTCTCCATACCTTCTGGGTCTTTCCTTCGCCATTGTATCCTGTGCCGTCCCAGCCCATGAATGTGAACTCTACCTTTTCGTTTGTCTCGGTGAAGTTTCCGAGTCTTCTTGTCTTTGCCATGTTGTTGTCTCCTTTGCTTTGTGGGAGGCTTGCGCCTCCCTTGTTGTTGTTATCTTGTTTGTTTCTTCATGCACTCCTTGACTGCGAACTGTTCTTTCAGCAGGCATTGTGTGCTTGCGTATGCCCCTGTGCCTATCGTAATGAAGTAATCAACCACTGCGTTCCATCTGCTTCGGAAAATCCCCGACCCTTTTACATTTGCGATGAAGCTATCCTCCGTGGCTTCGCTTACGAGTGCGTTGCTGTATTTTGTAATCTCTTCTCCTGTGTACTTGTTGATGATTGTAATCATTGTATTTTCTCCTATTTTGTGCCCCTTGGTTAAGGGGGCGTTTCCTTTCTTTTTCTGATGCAAAGGTAATCAATTTTTCGCAAAGTTGTATAACTTTATAGTTATAGTAAGTTACAGAAAATCAATTACTTAGCTAAAGAAAGTTATCAAAAAAAAGACCCCTCCACGTCCTTGGTGGAGAGGTCTTTCCTTACTTGTCTTTCTTTCCTCGCTTTCGGTATCTGTAAATGATGGCGATGGTTGCCGCTATACCTATTATAATACCTGCTGCCAGCCATCCTGCTCGGCTGGATGTGGTTGCCGTCTTGGTGACTTCTGTTGTGTTGTCCTGCTGTTTCTTGGATTCCGTAGAGGAGTTCCTCGTGTTTTTGTTCTCGTTTCTCGTGGAGCTGCTCTTGGTTGTGTCTCTGACCGCTGCCGTTCCCTTCACCTTGGCTCCTGGCTTCGTCTCCAGCGTGTGGTGTAGGACTCCGTCCTTCCACGATGCGGTGGACTTGTACAGGTCTGTCTCCAGCACCGATGTGGTGTCGTGGGTTGTTCGCTCCTTGCTGGCTGCTGGTATCTCCACCTCAACGGGTACAAGCCGATGGGTTATCTTGGTGGTGTCATGGGTCTCGATGATGGTGGTGTCCTTCTCTCGCTCCACCTTTGTTGTCTCGCTGGTGTCGGTTGTCTCCGTCATCGTCTTTCTCTTTGTGGCGCATCCTGCCAGCAACATCGCTATGGTAATGATGAGCAGGATGCAGATGCTTGTCTTTCGTTCTCTTGTCATTGTCCTAATCCTCAAATGTTATGCTGTTGATTCTGTTGTACCATCCCACCTTGTGGGCTATCTGTCGTGGGTCGTTCTTGATGACCTTGTCGATGTACGCCTTCCTTGCGCTCTTGATGGCATCGAAGAGCTGGCGTTGGTTCGGGTAGTTGTTCACGGCTGCGAGCGTATGCTTGCCCACGATGCCGTCTGCTTTCACTCCGAGCAGTTGCTGTGGCTTGATGATTCCCCATTTGCCGCTTGCCCACAACCAGTCCACCAAAATCTCGGCTACCTTCTGGTTCTTGATCTGGTCAGCCTTCCATTTGTCCCAAAAGTTCTTTTTGAGAACCTTCTTGAAGTCTTCCTCGGTGATGAGCTTCACGTCATTCTCGTCTATCTTTCCGTCTCCGTTCTTGTCGTACCCTACGGTGCGCCAGGTGGCGATGGTGATTCCGTACTTGGTGGCTCCACCTCGGTCTATCTTGCTGTTTGTGTACTTTGCGCCTCCCTCCCATTTGAGGACGAAAGGCTCGAACTTCTTAACGTCTGCCATTGCTTATGTCTCCTCTTGCTTGTCTGAATTGTTGTTGTTTGTCTCGTTTCGTTCCCCGAATGCCTTTGTGATTCCTGCCGTTGCGAAAAGGGAACCTATCGCACCGATGACCGCTGCAATGCCCATCAAGTCCGTATGGATGGTGTTCGTTGTCAGCACCTCGTAGAGCAGGATAAAGCCGACCACCAAAAGCAGGAGGCATCCGATGATGGTGACGCTCACCAAGAAGAACGCCTTGCTGGATGCTCCGCTGTTGGTTTGTATCAGCTTCGCTAAATACTCGCTTGTCTTCATTGCTGGATTCCCTCCTGGTATTCTTTCTCGACTTGCTCCCTCTCCCTCGGTGGGTCTCGGTTGACGCATCCGTTGCGGACGCATCGGTTCCAGCTTGCCTCCTGGAGTTGTAGCCTCAGTTCCATGTTCTCGTCCTTCAGCTTGTTCTCCGTGGCTCGGTGCTGGTTCAGTATGTCGTAGAGGCTGTCTATCTTCTCGTCCTTCGCCTTCAGTTCGCTGTCCTTCTTCTCGCAGAGGTCTTTCCATCCGCTTGCGTATTGGGCGGTCGCCTTTGCTTCCTCTTGCGATGCCTTAGCTGCCTCGGTTCGCTTCTTGCTGTCGTAGAACATGAAGAATCCGAGAATGGTCACGAGTCCTGTGGCTATTGCTTGTAGGATGTCTGCGCTCATGGCTGTCCCTCCTGCTTGCCCTTCTCTATCATCGACTTGATGCCGTCCATGACCGCTGGGCTGCAAAGCTCGGAGCAAACACCGATGAGTTGCACTTCCTTGTCATCATACTCTTCCTCTCCCTTGCTGTTGTAAATCTTCAAGGCGAGGGCGTGGCAGGCGATGCCTTGCCCCTGGGTGTAGATTGCGTCAGCAAACCCTTCCTTGATGTTCATAATTGTCGCCTTGGTTTTTGCGAGGTTGGCGAATACCTCGACCTTCTCAAAGTTGATATTCATTGTTTTATCTCCTTTTTATGAAACTCCATAAGCTAACCAGATTCCTTCGCTCATCACTGCGTTTCCAGATACCAATTTCCAGCGTGGGTTGTAAACCATAATGACAGAGCCGTATGCTGTGAAGTAATCTGTATCAAAGTTGCTTATTGTATATTTTCGTCCATGCCAAAAGATGTAAGTTTCGTGTCGTGTTCCGTCCTTTCCGTAGCTGTACCCTGGCTTGACTCTGAATTGATAGGTTCCTACGCTTTCCATTGATAACATCACAAAGTGTCCCTCGTCGTACCACTGCATGTCTGGAAGTCTAAAGGTTACCCAATCTGTATGATTCTTGTCTGAAATGAAGCTTACGACATGCTCCGTCCTGCTCACTGAATAGTTATCACTGGTTGTGATGGTCGTCTTAAGCGCAAATCCTTCTATGTACCCTCCGAATATTGACAATGCAATGTTTCTGTCTGCGTTCTTTGCCGACAATATCATGGCGTAGTTCTGTCCCATGCTGTCGTATTTGAACCATTTGCTTTTGTTCTCGTTTTCAAATCTTGCCACGGCTCTTAGGCTGCCGCTTGAAGCAGGGAGGAGGTTTCCACCGATTCCTGCAAAGGCTCCAGCTTTGTCGTTTCTCAAGATGATGTATGCGTCATCGTCGAAGCTCTTCTCGTTGGTTAGTCCGTTACCGCTAATGGTGAATCCTCCGATTGTTCCGCTGTTGATGGATACGTTGTTGAAGATTCCGCTCGTTGCGTTTATCTTGCCAGTGATGCTTGCCTCCGTTGCCTCCAGCTGTCCTCCGTACTTTACCTTGAACTTGGATGCAGCAGCGGTCGCTCCACCTATCCATAATGGGTAGCCGTTGTTCTCATCCTCGACACCTCCGAAGCAGCCTTGCACCTGCTGCTTGCTGTTGGTGATCAGGATGCGGTTCGTCTGTGCGAATCGGAGGACTGCGTTCTTGGCTACGATGAGTGGCGTGTAGATTGGTCTCATCTGGTTCAGCTTGAGCCACTCGTTGCTGTCCGCTCCATTCGGTGCGTTTGCAGTGGTTGAGGTGTGGGTGACTCGGCATTGGTACATCGTGAAGTTTCCTGTGGTGTTGTCGGTGACCGTGACGATGTCGAGGTATCGGATTCCTCCTGTTAGGCTCTCGTCGTTGTGGTACTCGGTTCCTGCGCTCCATTCGCTGGTTCTCTCGATGAGTCCAGGGATTCCTCGGAGGTCATTGATGCCGTCGATGAATCCTGTTGCGAACATTCCGCTCTCCAGCTTCGGCATGCAAATCCACGCCTCTCGGTAGCCTTCCTCGTTGATGGCTGGCATTAATCTGAACAGGCAGTTCTGTTCCTCTGTGGTGAGGTTTTGATTCGTCTTGAATGTTACGCTGTGTCGAGTCCACTCGTCCGTCAGTTTCCATGTGTAGCCGAGGTCGCTTGGTGTGTTCACCTCGATTCCGTCCACAATCATCTTGGTGCTTGTGTCCACGGCTGTCGGGTAGATGTAGGTGACTAAGTCCACCGAGTCGGTTATCTCATACTGCAGGACGGTCACCTTGCCTGTCCTTGGCTCGGTGTTGTCGTATTGGTAGCTGGATATGCGGTATGCTCCTGTCTTCTTTGGTGTATAGGTCATGCTCATTGCAGTTACCGATGTGCTCTTGGTAGCGCATGAGTTCGAATCGCTCCAATCGGTTGCGTAGATGAATGTTCGCAGTTCCTTGCCATTGGCTACGGCTGTGCTGTCACATTTGCCGATTACCTTAATGGTGTAAGTTCTGCCTGCTGTGAGGTAGAGTTCCTTGGTGGCGAATCCGTAGTTGCTGCTCGTCTCGTTTATGACGATTGGCTTTGTTCGCCCCTTTGCCCAAAAACTCAGCGTGTACCATTGTCCTGCTGCCAGCTTTTGAATGCCTCCTGCTGGGTGGTGTACCTTCTGGCGGAGCATCTCCTTGCAGGTGATGGTGGCTCCTGTCGCTTTGCATGTGTCGTGGTAGGAGTTTCGTCCGTCCTTCTTGTTGCTGGTGTCGATGCTGCCCAGATCCTGCGGTGCGGTCTTTCCGCTGAGTGCCAGGTATTGGCTCTTGATGTTCCACGCTGCCATGTTGTCTGCGTCCGTGAAGCTGGCGTTCTCCAGGATGTTGCCATTGTCTCCGCTGTGGTATGTGGTGACGAGTTCTGGTGTGGAGTAGGTGGTGCCGCTCTTGGTGTAGATGGTCTTCACGCATTTCCAAACGTATGGCTTTTGGTCGCTTGGCGTTGGAAAGGTGGTGCTCCATCCGCTCACCGAGCTGTATGAAGCCACGCTCTTCTTGTCGGTTGCGATGAAGTACGATGTCTGCGAGCTGATGCCGTTGCCATCGTCTCCTGGTTTTCCGTCCTTGCCTGGGTCTCCGTCCTTGCCAAAGTAGCTAACGCATAAAGGTGTGGTGTATGTGAATGTTCCGTTCTTCCATTCCATTCTGTTGCGTGTCCACAGCCATAGCTCCTTGGTTGGCGTGTAGGTCGTTCCCCATCCGCTCGTTGGCGCAGTGGTTGGGCTGCTGCCCACGGCATATTGCTCTGTGATGGTTATGAAGTCCTTGCTCGCACCGAGGCATTGCTTGCCTGTGTACTTGCTCGTTCCGTCCGTGAGGTCAATCTTGGTGCAGCTCCATACGTAGGTGTTCTCCTTCATTGCAAGCTGGGTGAATGTGGTTACCCATCCTGCGGTGTCCGATGGCTCGCTGGTGTTGCTTGCCGAAAGGACAAAGACCACGTCAGCCGACTTAATTCCTGTTCCGTCCTTGCCTGGGTCTCCGTCCTTGCCGTCCGCTCCGTCCGAAGGAGCCCACCTGCAGGTGAACGCTCCCTTGAATATTCGTTTCTTCTGCATGGTGGGTCTCTTGTTTTAAGTGAATAAGTTGTCGATGATGGCGTGGGCGCAGTTGGCGCACAATGCTCGGTATTCCGAGAAGTCCTTGTAGTTGGCGAGGTCTTGGCTCTCTTCCTCGGTCAGTTCCACTCCGTCCACCTTCTTCAGCAATGCGTCGATGGTATTGAATGCCAGGGCGTGCTCTTCCTTCTGTGGGTATGCCGCCTCCACGAGCTGGCTCTTGATGTGGGCGTAGTCCATGATGCCGTCGGTCTGAATGACAAAGCCGCTGAATCCCTCGATGGTGGTCTTCTCTTCCTTGCCCTTAGCCTTGTCGGTGTCCTGGCTGGTGTTGTCGGTCTTCTCCTGGGTGTCCGCTGTGAAGTCCATGTAGGCGATGCGTGTCTTTCGGTCGTACACCTCAGGCTTCTGCTCCATGAACGTTCTTCTGATGTTTCCGTACTGCTGTTTCATTTTTCTGCCTCCTACTTTGTTTGGTTGTTAAACTTGGTGAGGTCTACGACCTCGTTGTTGTCGGTGTATATCAGCTTGCCATCTTCTGTCTTGGCGACAGGTCTCTTGTCAATCTCGAGAATCTTGACCTGGCTGAACTCGAAGTGCGAGCCACCTTTGTCGATGACCACTGCCTTGAATCTTGTTACTCTTGCCTGCTCGAACGCATCGATGAGCTGCTTCATACTCGGGCTGTTAACGATGAGTTTATTCTTGCCTCCGTAGAATTCTATCTCTAATGCGTATCGTCCCTTGTCGTATGATGTCTCAACGTCTCGCACCCAATCAACGACCTCTATCTCCTTGTTAAGGATAACGGCTGTCGTAATTTTCGGAGCGTCGATGATTCGCTTTCCGTTTTTGTCTTTCTTCTCGGGCATCTTGATGCCTAAGTCTGATAAATTTATTCCTGTTTCCATTTTAAATAATCTTTTGCAATGTCTGTTTCCCCATTTTATCATGCCCCATGCCGCTGCGTCTATCTCACGGAGTCTTCGCTTGTTCGTGACCTTCGCTCTTCTCTTGAGCCAGCTCACCTTGTCGCTCTTCCTCCAAAACATGTTACCTCCATCGTAGGAAACGAAACCGAGGAAATCCAAGCCCTCGCTTATCGGGCGAATCTTTGGCTCGTGTGCCTCGAATCCCAGATCCTTCAAGAATGCTATCGCTCTCTTCATCTTCCATTTCACCTCTCCCTTCGTCTTTCCGAATATGACGAAGTCATCGAGGTATCGGATGTAAAGGTGCGCCTTCGCAACCTCCTTCATGAACCTGTCGAATGTCATCAGCGAAATGTTGCCGCTGTCCTGGCTGGGTCTTATGCCCAGCGGTATGCCCTTTCCATCTGGGGCGAACCTCTCGAACGGCTCCATGTATGCGTCGATGAACTCCTTGTCCTTGATTAGGTGTTCCATGTTCCTTCTGAGCAGTTGGTGCTGGATGTTGGCGTAATAATGGCAAATATCGCCCTGTGCGTACCATAGGCATCCGCTCCCTTGCTCTCGCAGCCATCTTTTGACTTGAAGCGCAGCCGCTATTTGTCCGTAGCCAATCCTTGACGCATAAGTGTGCGAGATTAATGTGCGCTCTATTCTGTCGTGGCTTACTAAGACCAGGCTTTGGTGCTCGATGTGGTTCGGGTGGAAGTTGAGCTTGCTGATGTCTCGCTCCTTCTTTCCGTTCTTCAGCGTCATGTGCTTGTATTCGTCCGTGCGCATCTTCCTGTCATGGATGATGCCCTGGACTTCCACGAGGTCTCTGAGCCATTGCTTCCTGTGCTTCTTGACTCCGTAGTTCTTCTTGCGTCTGGTCGATACCCTGTCGGCTTCCTTCAAGGTCTCCCATTGCCACATGTCATTGTAAATGTATCCTTGTCTTTTCGGCATTTTCTTTCGTCTTTATCAAGTCGTTGCTCGTATCTGTTCTCGTTGGGCTTGCTTCTCTCTGTGCAGAGCTTTCAACTTCCGACCATCCTCGGTCGGATTTACTAACACCACGGGCAGGACGCTGGGCGTTGCCTGCGCAAGTTCGATTTGTTTCGGCTCATCACTGGCTGTACTTATGCACCAGCTGCCGAGGCTCAGAAAAGGCGGACACTTTCCCATGACGCAGTACTCATGTCCTTATTTGTTTTTCGTTTCCGTCTCCGAAAACGTAGAAGTAATTCGAGCCGAGATGTTCGCATTCGCATTCGACCAGGCGTTGTTCGAGTTCGCATAAGCGAGACCGCAATTCGCACCGTTGTTCGAGTTGCCGCCACCAATCCACAGCTGTCC